AGATAATTTTCTAATCTTTCCTTTTGTTGGCCCTTCTTCCATATAAGGTTTATCCCAACTATCACAGTGCCAATCATAGTATTGACCTTTTTTATATATAGTAAACTGACAAGATTCAGAATGATCCCAATTAAAATTCCAACCTGCATTTTGATTTGCTTGATGTATATAAGGTTGTATTTCTTTATAAATCCAAGGGTCACTCATCCAAATAATATTAGAATCTCTTTTCTTTTGTAAATTTTTTACTTCTTCTTTGTTAAGAGGATTTTTATTTAAATCTCTATCTCTACCAAAGCCACCTGTAATGGCCATAATTTCTCTTTGTTTTTCTGCTTTACCATACTTAACAATAAGATCACATATTCTTGGTGGTATTGCAGATTCAAAGTACCAATAGTAATTAGATATATTCATAGTTAATTGTTAAAATTATATTTAAGCCTTTAGAAGTATTGGGTGAAAAAGAATATTTATTAGTAGCTGGAAAAATTATAAAGTGATTATCTTTTATAGGTAAATGCCACGTTCTATTTTTTCTTCTGTTATCGTCGTATTCAATAATACATTCACAAGATCCTTCTTTAACATCAATACCATAAATAAGTGTGTAGTCTGGTGAGTTACGTAAATCAACTGGATCAACTTGATGCCTTGTCCAAGATTTTTCTTTAGGATGCATAACATTACCGTGCATATTTTTTTGCACTAAAGTTCTACCATAATCTAATCTCCAATGATCTCTAACGTAATCTTGCATCCATTGTAGAGGTTGAGAATAAGGTACAACATAATCATCAAAAGCATAAGCTTGTGGATTAGTGTTAACTCTATTTTTTTTAACGTAAGATTCTATGATGTCATTTCTTATTTTATCACGGTCAATATCAAAGCCGTCAGGCATTTGAATTTTACCTGTATAAAGATCTACTTCTGTTAATACTTTCTTTTGCATACCTATATGATATGTAATTAACTCTAATTAAAATGTCAAGTGTGTTATCTAGCTGTTTTATCCCAAGCACCTGTAGATTCATTCCACTCATATGTATGAGTAAGAGTTTCTTCTTCAGATAGTGCTGGAGCATCACCTATTGGTGATTTCCAACTAGCTGTAGGAACATCTAATACCCAACTAGCGTAAGGTTTAGCACTAATGAAAATATCGTTATCTTCATCATAAGTCATACCTATACCTGCGTAGTTACCTCTTAAAGGTGTTCCGCCGTCTTTGTGTTGTCCTCCAGATGTATTGTAAGATGTTTTTTTCCATAGAGGCCAGTTATGGATTCTTTCCATAAACTGTCTTCCTACTTCTTCATCTTCAACACCACTGCCGTTTAGACAATCAGCATCAGCTACAACTTCTACTCCTATAACTTTACTGTTTATTCCTAATTTTGCGTAATGTGCCATAATGTTTCTCCTTATATCTTATTTGTTAATTCATTTCAACTATTGAAATTTATATCTTATTACTACCACACCTGATCCACCATTCCCTCCTGCAAATGGAGGATTTCCTGAACCACCTCCACCTCCGCCACCTCTATTAGTTGTTCCTGCTCCAGCAGTTGTTGGTCCTGGTGAGTTTTGACCTCCACCTCCACCTGTTCCACAAGTGCTTCCAGAAGGTGTAGAACAACCGTTAGCTCCTCCACTTCCACCACCTGCATATGCTAATGAAGAACCTGTAATTGCATTTGTTATACCTGTTCCACCACCTCCACCACCTGGAAAACTACCATCTGCACCCGAACCACCAACAGTAGAAGCTCCACCACCACCTGTGCCTCTATAATCACCTGAAGATGGTGCTCCACCACTATTGCCTTGAGGGGGACTTACGGGAGGAGTATTACCTGCTCCTATTGTACCTGAACCATTTGATCTAACTCCACCACCTGATCCTCCTGGACTTCCTGGTTCAGAACCAGTTGATCCTCCACCACCACCACCAGCTGATGTAATTGTTGAAAAAACTGAATTTGTACCATTAGCTCCTTTTGCTGGACCAGAAGAAGAACCTGCTCCAGCGGCTCCTACTGTAATTGGAAAACTTGTAGTAGTAACTGTTATACCAGACACACCAGATCCTAAAGGAGATGATGTATAACAACCTGTTGAAGTTCCAGCAGACATTCTAGCTCCACCTGCAGCACCTCCACCTCCACCATTTTGACCACCCCCACCACCTCCAGCTACATTTAAGTAATCAACTACATTTCTAGATGGAGTACCTGATAATTCACTAACTGCAAAAGTACCTGAACTTGTAAATGTATGAATTTTAAAATCTCCTGAAGTTGTTATTGTTCCACCTGTTGCTGTTAGATAAGGTATAAGTCCTGTTTCTGTATCTTCTGCGTTTTGAACATTAATCCAACCTTCTGTTGCATCTACATATACTAAAGTTAAAGCTTGACCATTTACATCTAAAATTAAATCTTGTGCTATTCCACCTATTTTTTCTGAACCATTAGGTGATACTGTTAAATTATTTGTAGCAAAAGTTCTTGTATAATCTGAAAATGATACTATTGCTCCAGCAGAACCTGCTGGTAAATTTGCTGTTGATACTCCACCACTTGTATTTACAAAATAACCTTCTCCACTTACTGCAGTAAATGTTCCTGTTTTAATTGAAGCTGTTTGCCAATTAACTGTCCCTGTTCTACCAAAACCTGTTTGTGTAGCACCACACGCTAAAGTTACTGCTGTGCCCGAGCCACCTAATGTAAGTGTGCTTCCTGTTCTTTTATCTATTGTGTTTACTTTAACTGTACTCATAATTTATCCTATTGAAATTTGTATCTTATTATTACTATTCCTGATCCTCCAGCATTACCATTTGAAGGAGCGCCATTAGCACCACCTCCACCTCCTCCACCAGTATTAGCTGTTCCTGCATTACCATTATTTACACTAGAACCAAATGAACCTGTTCCACCACCAGCTACTGCTGTTCCTGTTGATCCACCTGCACCTGCACCTCCAGCACCTCCACCAGCTCTTGCTACAGGACTTGCATTAATACTTGTTGTTGCTCCTGTGCCTCCTGCACCTGATGTACCATTAGCAGGTGTTCCAAGTCCTCCTGCCCCAGTTGCACCACCACCACCAAAACCCTCTCTATCTCCTGAACTTCCTGGAGGTTGACCTCCTCCTCCATCAAAACCTTGCGCTGGACTAACGGGAGGAGTGTTACCTAATCCTGCTCTTTGATTACTACCTGGACCATCACTTCCTGCCTTACCTCCGCCTGAACCACCATCACCACCATCTTTAGGACCTGGAGTGCTTGATCCTGCACCACCTGCGCCACCACCTGCAGATGTTATTGAACTAAAAGTTGAAACTCCACCACTTGCACCTCTTCCACCTGAAGAAGGTTGAGCTGCACCACCAGCACCTACTGCAATTGGAAATGATGCTACTGTAGCATTTATTGTTCCTGAACCTTCTAAAGGTGATGCGGTATAAGAATTAACTGGAGATTTATCTTCTCTAAATCCTCCAGCTCCACCACCTCCGCCACCATTTGAACCTGAACCAGAAGAACCTGCACCACCACCTGCAACAACCATATATGAAACTTGATTATTAGCTGGTGCATTAGCAAGTGCTGTTACATTAAAATTATCACTTGAATTAAATGTATGAATTTTATCATCTCCTGATTCTGTTATTGTTCCACCAGTAGCTACTAAAAAACCAGGATTACCTGTTACATTAGAAGTTGAATCTTGAATATCTTGCCAACCTTTAGTTCCATCTACGTAAATTAAAGTTACTGATTGTGATTCTGTGTTTAAAGTTGCACAATTACAAGTACCATTAATCTTTGATCCACCTCTACCTATTGTAACATTGTTGGTATCAAAAGTATTTGCATAATCTTTAATTGCTACAACATCTCCAGCGCTTGGCGATGAGGGAAGTGTAACTGTAACAACTCCACCACTTGTATTTACAAAATATCCTTTTTGATCTGCTGCTGTAAAAGGAGAAGTCTTTGCTGTTGTACACCATAATACTGATGAAGTTGGAGTACCAAAACCTGTTTGTGAAGCGCCTGATGCTAATGCAACAGTTTGACCTGAAGAACCAACTGTAATAGTTGATCCACATTTTTTGATGATATTAGAACCATCTGAAACTTTTTGTATGTTATCTGCTTTAATTATACTTGCCATATTTTACCTATTGAAATTGATATCTTATTATTATTATACCTGAACCACCATTTCCACCTGTTGTTCCTGGTGGATTACCAGCACCTGGTCCTTGTCTTGAAACACCTCCTCCACCTCCACCTGTGTTTGTTGTTCCTGGTCCTCCTGCTCCTGCTGCTGCTGGACCTGGACCACCTTGTCCTCCTCCACCTGAACCTCCTGCACCATTACTTCCTGCGTTTCCTCCAACTCCTTCTGTTCCACCTCCGCCTCCACCTGCAAAATATCTTGTTGAACTTACTGGTCCTGCTGTTCCATAACTTGGAGCTGTTGGTCCAAAAAATGGATTAGCAATATAAGAACCTACTCCACCTGCTCCACCATTATTATTTGGTGTTGCATTTACGCCTACTGCTCCTGCACCTCCACCGCCTCCAGCGCCTCTTGCTGTAGTTGTTGGTGATGGATGTCCACCTTGACCACCATTATTACCTTGTGATGGTGATACTGGTGGTGTGTTACCACTAAATACACTTGCTCCATTAGGATTTTCACCTCTTTGTCCTCCACCTGATCCTCCTGATCCCGCAGAAAAAGATGGTGCTGCAACATTGCTTCCTGTGCTTGCTCCACCCCCAGCAGAAGTTATACTTGAAAAAACTGCATTTGATCCTGCTGAACCTGTTGCACCACCTGCTGCTCCTCCACCACCTACTGTAATTGGATATGTTGTTGATGCTGAAACAGGTAAACCTGCTGGTGCATTCAAAGGTGAATTTGAACCAGGTGCTGATGAGAACATTCTAAAACCACCTGCTCCGGCTCCGGCCCCTTGTCCACAACCACCTGCACCGCCGCCACCTGCAACTACAAAATAATTAACTGTATTGTTAGCTGGTGTTGGAGCAGTATCAATTACAAGATTACTAGAACCTGTAAATATATGAGATCTAAAATTACCACAATTTACTATTGTTCCACCAGTTGCTACTATAAAATTAGGTGTACCTGTTACATTAGAAGTTGAATCCATAGTATTTTTCCAACCCTCTGTATCATCTACATATACAAAAGTTACTGATTGACCTTTTGTTGATAATGTTGCGTTTGCAGCTGTACCACCTATTTTTTGTGAACCATTTGCTGCTATTATTAAATTATTTGTTTGAAAAGTGTTTGTATAATCTACGACAGATACAATATTACCTGCTGATCCTGCTGGTAAATTCATAGTAAAAGCTCCACCTGATGTGTTTGCAAAATAGCCTTCGCCATTTGCTGCTGT